GCGGCCCTGGCGGGCCCGTGGGTGGCGCAGGTGCGGGTGATTCAATTCGACGAAGAGCAGGGCACCACCGCGCCACCGGCTACCTATGTGCTGGCCGCCAGCTGCGTCGGCGAAGTGATCGGCGCATCGGCCACGCTCACCACCATGACCTGGAAGCTGGGCTCGGCGCTGTCGCCGGTTGGCGCGCAGTTCCCGCCGCGGACGGCCATCACGCCATTGATCGGAGTGCCCTGCCGGTTATGACCACCCTCGACGGACGACTCAAGGATTACCTGGCCAAGAACGGCCGACCGCTGAACGGCTGGATCAGCAGCAGCGCACTTGAGGGCGCCAACTCAGGGAAGCTGCCCCCACCAGCCAATGCCGCCGCCGCCGCCGGCAACTCACCGTTGAACGTGGCCCAGGCCGCCATGGTGGTGGGCGAGCCGATCCCGATTGTGTTCGGCCGGCGGCGCGGCACGGTCGGCGGGGTGCTGATCTTCCCAAAGGCCACCGAGGCCAGGTTTGAGAACAACTCCACCACGGTGACCAGCCGCTACCACCTGGTGCTGGGTGACGGGCGGATGCCTGACATTCAACGCAGGGATGTGCGGCTGGGTGAATGCCGAATCGGCACCTTCTCCCAGAACTACAACCAGCGAGCCGGGACATTCACCCCCGGCAATTTCGCAACCGCGCAGACCGCATACACCGTCCCGACCTTTCCGACCTACACCGGCGGCGGCGGCAACTACCAGGGCCTGTCAACTTTTGAAGCTGGCAACACCTTCACCGGCGGGTCCGACGATTGGAAGACGGCATGGAACATCTTCCTGCGTGGCGGCATGATTGTGGAGCGGGGCAGGCTGCTCGACTCCACCGTTGACAGCTCCGACAACATCGCCGACTTGGTGTTGTGGGCGCTGCAGCGATCCGGCCGGGTGTCAGACGCAATGATTGATCTCACCAGCCTGGCCAGCGCTGCGTTGTTCCTGGAAACGGTGAGCCTGTGGTGCAACGGCCAGTTCGACGCCTCGGGAAACCTGGGGGATTGGCTGATCAAGATCCTGCCCGACTTCCTGCTGCGTGAGACAAAGGTGGGCGGCAAGTTCGGCCTGCGGCCCCTGCTGCCGGTCACCAGTGGCGCCATCAACACCGGCGCGATCACCCCGGAATGGGTGCTGACCGAAGCGGCGATCATTCCCGACAGCTACCAGGTGGACTACGCCGAAGCCGCCAGCCGTCGGCCGGTGGCGATGGCGATGTTGTGGCGCCAGCAGGCCGACGACACCGACGTGCCAATCGTGCGCACGCTCACCGTGGGCGATCAGAACGCAAGCGGCCCAGTCGAGCAGCACGACCTGTCGCAATACGCCACCACCGAGAACCACGCGGCGAAGGTCGGCGCCTACCTGTACGCCAGGCGCACTTTGAGCACTCACACCGCAACCGTTCGCCTGAAGCCTGGGAACCAGACCGGCACGATCGCCGAGGGTGACATCGTTCAGCTCTACCTGGCGGTGGAAACCAGCCGTGAAGCGGTCGGCAGGATCAACCGCTTCTACCAGGTGGAGAGCATCGGCCACTCGCTCAGCGGCGAAGAAACGCTGAGCCTGTCCCACTTCCCTGTGAACTCCAGCGGCCAGAGCCTGATTGCGCTGGCGGTGGCCAATGCCACGGCACCTGGACTCACGCTGAGTTCCAACCGCACCGGCGGCAGCTGTGACATCGCCGGGGCGTCCACCAGCACCACCGTGCCAACCAAGAGCACCAGCGGAACACCGATCAGCGGCCAGGCCACCGGCGGCGCGAGCTCCAGCACTTACTGGGCAGCGACTGGGCAATTCATTGATCTGTTTGGCGGTGGCACCTTTGGCGGTGCGGCGCCCACCGATTCACCGCAAGCGCCTGCAGCATCTGTGCCAACCGCTGGAGCGCCATTTGAGCCGCCGGCCGACGTGGCAGTAGGCGCCAGCGTGCCGCAGGCCCTGATTGATGCCATAAATGGCCGGATCAATGCAACCGATAAAGGAGCTACGGGGCCAACATGGTTGCCGATGCCTTCTTACGGCGCTTGGGGATCTGCCAGGATTGTGTTTAGGGCCACGGAGCCATTGGTTACTTACGCAGTTACTAACGGCGGCGGATCCTTTGGCGGTGGGGCTCGAACATTTACAGTGAATTTCACCCTTCCCGCAGGGCCGCTAATGGTTGTGCCTGGTGGACAGATAGTTGAGGGTTATTACGTCGGATCTGAAGCCGCAAAGCTAGTTGCGGCGGCTAAATTGTTCACGCAAAACCTTGGAATTGTAACCATCGGGAATGCGCCAGGGTTGCCAACACTAGCGCCGCTTGGCTCATCCACGCCAGGGAGCGTCTCTGGCGTGGATGCAGTTGCGGCCGGCATTTACGCATACGGATGGCTGGGAGCAACTCAAACAGTTCTTAGTGCAACCACAGCGACCATAACAATGGTCTCCTGGACGCGAACAAGCTAATGGCCACCTTCCCCTCCCTTGCCCCATCAGCCGCGCCGATCACCCCGGGCGCCTGGCCCGTCTCGGCAATCACCAGCCTCAACGGGGCCGAGTCGCGCATCAGGCAGGGATCGGCGCAGATCGGCCGGCGGCTGCAGATTACGTTCACCAATATCACCGAGGCCAACTTCCTAGCAATCCTGGCCCACTACCAGGGCCAGCGGTCTGGATTTGATCCGTTTGGATTCAGCACCAACACCCTGGCCGCTGATCTCACCCCATCAGGCCACGCCTGGTTGTACGCCAGCCGCCCCCAGGTGGTCGACGAACACCTTGATGTGTTCACGGTGGTCTGTGAGTTCAAGAGTGAGCCACGGGGGCTGGTGGTGGCCATTGGGAAGGCGTGGCGGACTGGGGCAACGACATTGGTGGCAGGCGCTGGGGCTGATGGCATCCGTGTGAACGCAGGCAAGCAGCTGGCGACCGCATCCACAACGCTGGCAGTGGGGGCAAGGTCTAACGGAGCCGGATCGTTTGGCGTGTTGTGGGCGACCAGCGCCACCACGCTCCGTCCGCTGATTCGCATCCTCCCAGGCGTGCAGGCACCGCTGCTGGGCTCAGCATCGGCCACAAGCTCCACGGGATGGACCTTGCTTGTCAATGCAAACGCAGATGATGCAAACGCATTGTTTGGCAGTTGGCCATTCACATTTAATCTTGCAGGCACTGGCTATGCAGCTTGCTACGTGGGGTCTAACGGCTATGCAACCTTTGGGTCGGGCACAACTGTTTTTAGTTCACTTAGCGCAAGCAATCCGGCTTTGCCAAAAATTTTCTTTGGCTCCGGCGATCTTTCCTGGCAGCGTGTCTACACGCAAACCGGCAGCAACTACGCCAGGTTCAGGTGGGAAGGTCACACGACACCCGCTGGCGCTACGCCAGGAGCATCAACCCGGATCGTCGAAGTCACCTTCTGGGGGTCAAACGGCATTTCTCAGGCAATCGAAATTAGGACGGGAAATTTTGCAAGCCCCAGCGCCACTCAACCATTCATGCTTGCATCCGCAAGCGCGGACTACGCATCGGCGACCACGCTCGGAGCAAATCAAAGCTGGGCTTTTGAGGGGAACCTGGCCGGAACAAGCTGGACGCTGATTGCCGACAGCTACGTGGCCGGCTAGCCATAGGCTCCGGCGCAATTCCTAGCCTGTATGCAGGACTGGGATCCCCATGGCATCGGTTATCTACGACAGCTTCCTGAGCGATGTCTTCGCCGGGAACTGCACCACGGCCAGCACCTACAAAGCGATGCTGGTCACATCGGCTTACACCGAAGACCGCGGGGCACACAGCAAACGCAGCTCAGTGACTTCCGAAGTGACCGGAACCGGTTACACCGCCGGCGGCGTTTCGGTCACCCTGACGGCAAGCCTCAACACCACCACGCACATCCTGACGCTCACGATCCCGGCTGTGAGCTGGGCATCCAGCACCATCACGGCGCGGAAGCTCATCATCTACAGGTCCACAGGCACCGCGGCCAACGACAACCTGGTGGCCTGCCTCGACAACATCACCGACCTAGTGAGCTCCGCAACCACCATGACCTGGAACGCCAGCACCTGGGCTATTCCGCTCCCCGCGCCGGTCTGATGGCTGCATTCCCCTCCATCGAACCGCTGGAACGGTCCTACGACCTGGGGTCGCATCCCATTTCGGCGTCTGCATTCAGCAACGGCGACGAGACAAGGTTCCTGCACAGTTCCGTCTCGTCAGGCGTGCCGCTGGCGCTGGTGTTCCGCAAGCTCAGCCTCACCGAAGCCCGGCAGATCAGCGCGCATTGGGATGGCCAAGGGACCGCTCGGCCGTTCACCATCCCCGTGCATCTCTGGCGCACGCACAGCTCCACCACCGACGTGGTGCCCACCACATTTGTCTGGCGTTATGCGAGCGCGCCAGAAGAAACCCCGGCCAGCGGTGGCCTGTTCGATGTATCCGTCTCACTGCTTGCCGTCGCCTAAGAATCAGCAGACTGATCCCATGACCCCTACCACCGCCTCAGTCCGCGACGCCGCTCAGGAGATCGCCAAGCGCGGCGTGATCTTGCCCCACCAGCTGGCGGCTTTGTCTGCGTTGGATCAGGCTCTCACTTCTGAGCAACGCCAGGCCTTCACGGCTGACTGGAGGGCTGCTGGAAGCCCGGCGGCGGCGCCTCCAGCCCCTGAGCCCCAGCGGGTTGGACTGGTCGGCCCCAAGCAGCGACCCGACCTGAAAGCTGGCGATCACCATCTGGTGGTGGACGACCGGGCCGAGACGGTCACCGCCTTCAACCACAAAGGTGAGCGGCTGTGGACCGTGGCGGCCCTGGCCAGGGGCCAATCATCCGAAACCGATTGGCGCTCCCGCAGCAGCGACACTCCGCCGGGCCTGTACCAGGTCGGCACGATCTACCGGGACTACGAAGCCGATCCATCCAATACGTTCTCAGCTGAGCGCCGCGCTTACGGCTGGTACAGCTTCGACCTGATTGGCCTCGAGGGACAGGAAGGGCCCGGCAGCCGGGACGGTCGCGACGGAATCATGCTCCACGGCGGTGGCTCTGCCTGCGGCTGGCCTGGTGCCTGGCTGCCGCTCCAGCCGCTCTATCCGACGCTCGGGTGCATTCGGATGCACAACCGCGACCTGCGCGATCTGGTGCTGCCGTTGGCAGGGCTGGGGACCATCTACATCTCGGTCTGGCAAGAGAGCAGATTAGCGAGCGCACTTTCCAATGCCGCCGCAACAAGGCCTGCCGGGCCTGGCTGCCGGAG